TTAGGACAAGTTAAATTTGTTACCATACTATAGCCTTCTTCATCTTCAGTATCATGGTCTCCTCCCCATGTTAATTCTGTATCACAATGCCAACACTTCATTTATACCTCGTTTCCCCAGACATCCCAACCTTCAGTTTTCTGTCTAGCAAATAATTCTATACGTGGTAAATCACCACATAATTTTACAATTCTATCTCTTACACAATTTGGTTTCTTAGAATGATTTTCTATTGGTTCGTATACTATTTGATGTACACTACTAGAAACTCTTTTTGGTTTTCCTTTAGTGGCAAGTAAACATATTTCATTATTTGCTCTTGTCCAATAACCTAAACCCCAAAATAAGCTATCACTTTTTTTATTTCTTTTCATCCAACTAAAACCACAAGTCTTGTATGTAAATCCCCAATCAGTTATTGTTTTTAATCCTTGAATTAAACAAGGATATGTTACCCATAAAAATAATATTGAATTATCTTTTGCTATATTTGATACAGGTAAATTACTTATATCTTTTTCATTCATACATGAGTAATGTTTTTCAGGACTTTTATTTTTTCCTTTATCAGAATAAGTTTTAAACGACCAAGGTGGGTCAGCATATATAATATCATATTTTTTATTTGGAAACATTAGAATGGTACCTCCTCATTATTACTATCATTATACTCTGCTTCGAAAGGATTGTCAACCTCTGTTAATCTACCTGTATCTTTATTATAATGTAAGTGAGATGTTACACCTGTCTCACCTGTGTACCTATTCTTTAATATACGTATGACTGTAGTATTAGCTTCATCTCCTTCTGCTTGTTGATTTCTTTCTAGTCCTATTACACTATCAGATAAGTGAGCAATAGACGCAGAACCTCTGAGATGTGACAATGTAATCTCCTTACCATTCTCATGTCCAGAGTCACCTGCAGGTCTACGTAAGTGAGATACAAGTAGTAAACCTATACCTGTTTGTTCTACAAGTGAACGTAGCTTAGTCATCAATACATCAATAGACTTTCTTTCGTCTCCTTCTTCCTGACCTGAAACAAGTATAGATAAATGGTCTATAAATATCCACTTACATTCTAATGCTTGTGCCATGTACCTAACCCTAGCAAGTATCTCGTCATTACTAATAGAACCGAAGTGGTCAAAGGCAAAGAACCTACCTGTATCTATAGTATCTTTTTGCCACTTGTCTAATTGTTCTTGTGTATAGTTCTTTCTTATTTCTTTTATATACAATCTAGCATTAGCTTCAACAGACATAATATTAAATGCTGTATTCTTAACACTCTCTTCTAATGCTAGTATGCCTATGTTATGATTCGTATTCTTAAACAAATGATACATAAGCTCTCTCATAATAGAGGACTTACCCATACCTGCACCACTTGTAAATGTTATTAGTTCTCCTGTTCTCATTCCATAAGTTTTCTCGTTCATCTTACTCCAAGGAAACAAACATGTCTCACAGTATTCCTCAGTAAATAATGAAGAACCTAACTGTTGTAGGTTCATAATCCCTGCAGGAGTATAAGGTTGTGCTGACCACCAGGCTTGGTTAAAGGCTTGGCTTTTACCCATCTTTAGGTATTCGTTAGCATCCTTATACTCCAGAGAGACCACCTTGCACTTGTTCGGAGAAAACAATTGAGCAACTTGGTTGGAAGCTTTCCTTCCTTGTTCATCCATATCAAAACATATTACAATATTCTCAAAGCTATCGAGATATTCAAAGGCAGATTTACAATCTCGTAAAGCTCCCCCTGCTCCTGTCTTGATAGAAACAGATGCCCACTTACTACCCATCAACTGATAGGCAGACATAGCATCTACTTCTCCTTCTGTAATAGTAACATACTTACCACCAGAAGGAAATAAATTCTGTCCAAATAATATAGCATCTTGTATAGAACCTTCAGTCCACATTTGTTTTGTAGATGTGTTTCTTACTTTGTTAGCTACATGGTTTCCATTCATATCAAAGTATTCATAGATATGTTTTGTTGTTACTGTACCATCTTTAGTAATCTTTGTCTTGTATTTTTCTGCAGTATCTTTTGTTATCTTTCTTTCTATTATGTCTGCGTACATACCTTCTTTACTTAAAGGCTTTGCTTCTACCACAGGCATAGGTGTTACTGTGTTCATATCTTTTTCCTCTCCAAATCTAGTGTTACAAGAAAAGCAATAGCTGTGTCCTTTTGAGTGTTGTACTTTAGCATCACTCGAACCACACTTAGGACAAGCCCCTCTGTCTAGCCATTTACTTGAGTGCATATTGTATCCTAATTGTTATCGTTTAATTTACTTTCATATAAACTTTCAGCTAAGTCAATGTGTTCTGACATTACAGTATCAGTATCATGTTTAGCTAATCGTTTAGCTTCTGATTCTTCAAAGCCTTCGCTTTTATATTCTCTATAGTATTTCTTGAATAAAGTTTTTTGTTCTTTATCCCATAAGTTTTTAGCCATTAGTCTTCTCCTTTTTTAAAGTGTAATGCATCTGGATTCTCAACCCAACCTACAAATTCTTTGTCTGTTTTTAGTTTGTAATTTTCTTCTGTCAACTCTTTGACTCTAATCATTAATGTTTTATTTTGTTTTTGTAATTCATATATATTTCTTTTATATACTTTTTCTAAATCTTTATTCATATTATAACCTCATTAGTAAATATGCTATTAGTATTATAAACATTCCTATTATTAATCCTAAACAAAAAGCATGTATTAAACCTAACTCTATCATTGAACACTCATTAGTATCATATTATCTTCTATTAAAGGTAATATAGGTAATGCATTATTCTTATATAAATTATGTAAGAAATCTTCTGCTTCATTACCTGTTTTAAAATATCTTATCTTACCATACTCTTGATATATGTCAGGTAATACTTCTTCATGAGGAATATACAAAGCTAATACATACATTATTTATCTCTATATTCATAGTTAATACCATTAATATTTATCTTTTTTATTCTATACTTTTCTATAAAATGTACATTATATGCCCAAGATATATCTTTATTTCTTTCTATCATTGTATTATAAATCTCATAGTTAGTTAAGTTATAGTTCTCTATTAAATAATTATAATACATAATAGCATCATTATAGTTTCTTGTCAAGTTGTTCTTAATCATGATGTAAATATCCAACACACAGTCCAACATACGCAGAACCATATAAAGCACATCATAAAACCTATGCCTATTAGAACCCAATTAGTCCATAGAAATCCTAGAAAGTCTTGAGTTTGTTTCTCAACTTTTCTGTTTAAGTCTTTGTTTTTTCTACTCATCTTTATCTCCTGATATAGAACCTATCTGTCCTTTGAAAGGTAACACCTTTGCACTAGGTCTAGTTTCTTCTACTAGATTTATGTCTGCATCAAACTCTATGTCTGGTGGAAACATAAACTCTTCTAGTTCTGTATACCCACCTATGTGTAGAAAGATTTGTGGCACAGTCTTATGTCCTGCTTCTCTAAATCTTTTTATCTTAGGCAAGTTATCTAGTAATCTTTCTTCATATACTTCTCCTGCTTCATCTAATAACTCTTTAGCTTTCTTGCAGAAGGCACAGTTCTTTTGTGTGTATATAATATATTTAATCATCTTCTAAGTCCTCCTGTCCTTCTGTTATCTCTGAACTTCCATCACCCCATTCATTACCATGATAGGTAACGTGTACAATAGTACCATCACCTAATGGAATTTTATGTGTTGTTTCTGAATCTTCATAATCTACATCTGCTTCAGAAATTGCAAAATCTACTTCATCTTTTGAAAGTTTTATGTCACATTCTATAGTATAACTTCGTGTATCTTCTGACCATTCTTCTAATCTATATTTATATTTACTCATTAATTATCTCCTTTACAAGACCACCATGTTGCCATGTATTAATAATATCTTGTTTAAATTCTTCTTGTAAATACTTTCCATTAGCTAATTCTGTTAATAGTTCTAATGTGATTGTATCTCCTAGCCAATTCTCTACCATCTCCTGTGTTACTTTATTACTCATCATCTTCCTCCTCTACTTTGCTTGGGTCAAATGCTTTAGGGTCTGACCAACATACATAATCACTATGCCAGAACTGTTGATACTTACCTTTGTCTGCTCCATAGTCATGTACACCACCTTCTTTTCTTAAATCAAAATGATTAACAGCTTCTTGATAAGCATCTTGTAATCTTATTATATCTCCTAGATGTATGTACTCCCAAGCACCTTCGTTGATTGTATCATCTATCTTCTTTAGTTTATTAATTAAGTTTAATGTTACTTCACTTATCTTTAATTTATTTTTTACTGTCATAAAATTTCTCCTCTATCTTTTTTAAGTTATAAATATATGAAACTATATCTTCGTGAGTATATCTTTTAGTAGAGTTATCTCCTACTAATGCTTCACATAGTTCTTCATACTTTGATATACCTAATGCTTCTTTTTCTTGTCTAGTCATCATCACTCTCCTCTATACTTGTTATATAAAACTCCTCACCTGAAGGTTCAAACAATCTTTCTGCATTGTCATCTGCTTCATAGTCAGCACCTCTTTTCTCTGCACTCTTTCTATCTTGAGCAGTAATTTCTTTACGATAGTAATAAACTTTCTTAGCATATAATGTATACTTAGCCATCTTGCA